CGGCAAAGTACGACAATACGACTGACATAATCACAGAAATAAATACTGAGTATGTGAACCAGTCAAGTAGTGTCCAAAAGTCTGCGGGTTGTCTGATGCCAAGCAGTGCTCGTTGGATCAGTTCGTCGTCCTCCGTCATATTGTTACGTAGAGGAGGTTCATAGTAGCATCCGATCTGAATGCCCGATTTGGTTGTTGTGTAAACTTTCATTTGATTCCTTTTTTAAAACCCGCTATGCGGTAAACGAATAGTATCATAGTTTTTAACCTCAAGTTAATGTGTTGTATATTTAACACAAAGTTAATGTATAATCACAATAAGACACAGGAGAACACAATGCAACACAAAGAACCAGAACTCAGCCCACTCGCCCGTCAACTGCTCGGTAGCTCAGGGGCTATGAAGTTATTCACCCAGACTGAATTTGATGATGCTTTGACGGTTGCCAAGGCTGAGATCATGGCTATAGCTATTGAGACGACTAGGAAGGCTATAGCGATTGAGAGGGAGGAGTGTGCCAAGGTAGCCCTTCAAGGAACTGATGAGCCTGTACAAACCGATACGCTTGAGATTCTCAAGAAAGAGCGCCAACGTATATCTGATGCTATAAAGAATAGGATGAAGAAGAATGACTAAAGAAGAAATAATTGAAATGGCTGAAGAATATTTTTCTTCTATTGAATACGATAGCGGTAATGTGCATGAGTGCTATGAGTTTTCATTTAAAGAGCTTGTAGCATTTGCCAATCTAATAGCAGAAAAAGAACGTGAGGAATGTGCAAAGTTGTGTGATTATGTTTACAACAACATAGTTACTGATGAGCATATAAAAAATATGGCGTTCAAAATCAGAGCAAGGGGACAACAATGATTAAAGATACAGCGGTACAAATACTTTTGGAACATTTTAGTGAGGGTATGGTACGCACTATTGTTGATGCTTTAGTTGAAGATGAACGTGAGGAATGTGCAAAAGTGTGCGATAAATTGGCGTCTGATTGGTATGAAAGACATTATCCCGGAGATTGTGCAAAAGCTATTCGAGCAAGGGGACAAGAATAATGGATCATTCACAGTTTTATATGACACCAGAGGCTTATGAAATTTCGGCATTGAGAAGAAGAATTGAGGAAATGGAAAGGGAATTGCGAAAGTTAAAAGGAATAGAAGAGCCTGAGCAAAAACCACAAACATTTAGAGAAATTGTTAGACCTGGAATCGAAAAGATTTTTGATGAAATATATAGGGAGCAATAATGATTAAGCTAACCTATGAGCATATTTGTGATGGATGCAAGAAAACGCTTGATACAGAAGTGTATGAGTGCAGTGATTATCCTGCAATGGAATTTCCAAAAACACACAGAATGTTTTCATTTCATTGGCAAGGATTAAATGCCCAACTTTGCAAAGATTGTGCAAAGCCTTTGTATGAAGCACAAGAGCAAACTATGAAAATAATTATTGCTAACAGAGGATAATAATGACTAAAGAAGAAATAATTTTTACTGACTACTCTGTCGAAACCATTTGCATGTATATCTACAACGCTATCTTGGTAATCACGATAGGTCTGTGTATGTACTACATATCTCCTTGGTGTTGCTTTATGTGCATGTTTGGAGCTACGAGGGATAAGGAGAACAAGAATGAAATATAAAAAAATAAAAGATCGCATTCAACAGATGGACTTGATTGAAAAATACGGGTCAAGGATAGATTTGATCGCAGGGAATGGCGAGTTGTACAACAAGTTTGACCAAAGGAATTACGAAGCCACGCCACTGTCAGCCTACTGTACGGTAATCAGTGACTGGGATTTTGATAGGATGTTGGACGAAGTGGTACAGTTTGCTTTTGAAGAAACAATAAGAATGATAAAGAGGCAGGTAAATGGGATTGAATGAATACTTTAAAGACGAGCCAAAGGGCGCTATAGTGGAGATGGCTGAGTACCTAGGGGTAACTGCCACCTGGCTATCTTTGCTCATCCACGGGCACCGTAAGCCCTCTCCTACGCTGTCTATCAAGATAGAAGAGGCCACTCAAGGATTGGTGAAAAGAGAGGTTCTTAGACCTGATATTTTTATGGTATGATTTATACAGAACGGCTAGATTGAGGTTTGATCCCCCCAATCGAAAAGGCGACTCTTTCACCGCCCTGCCGCCTGTTTTTTAGAGTGAAAGCAACCGATGAAAGTAGGTTATATGGCAACAATTACGCTCAAGAAGGCTAGGACATCTGCACCTATTGCCGAGCAAAAACTTCCCGAAGTAAAAGGCAAATTCGCTGTAATGAGGCATTCTCGCAATGAGAAGAGCTTTCGGTTCACAGTAGCCCATAACACTTATGCTGAGGCTTATGCTGAGGCTACCCGTCTACAGTTAATAAACAGAACTGAACGCTATTTAGTCGTGTTTATTATTGGTGGATTGGGAGAATGACATGGCAGGAGATTGGATAAAACTACAGAAAGATACTCCTGAGAAGCCAGAAGTGCTTGCAATATCTTCCAGACTTGGACTTGACCCAGATGCCGTAGTCGGAAAGTTGGTCAGAATCTGGTCTTGGTTTGATACCCACACCATAAACGGTAACGCAGAGAGCGTTACATTTGCGTTTCTAGATCGTATCACTGGCGTTACAGGATTTGCAGAACAGATGATGTTGGTCGGTTGGTTGATTCAGAATGGATCAGTATTAACCCTACCTCATTTTGAATATCACAACGGTCAAACCGCAAAAAAGAGAGCTTTAGTAAACAAAAGAGTGAAAAAACACAGAACTGGTAACTCAGAAAGTAACGCAGAAAGTAACGCTTCTGTAACGCATGAAGAGTTACCAGAGAAGAGAAGAGAAGAGAATATAAATAATACAGTCACCAAGGTCCCTTGTCCTCAAGAAGTAACTTCTGATGTTTGGAAAGATTGGGTAGCCCTGAGAAACAAAAATAAAAGCCCTGTTACGCAATTAGTTATCAATGGATTAAACAAGCAAGCCAAAATTGCAGGCATGACACTGAATGACGTTTTAGAGTTATGCGTTATCAAAGGTTGGCGTAGTTTTGAAGCTTCTTGGGTTAAATCTGATGACAAACCATCTAAAAAACCAAACTTCTCGGAGGGGATATGAAGGGACACCAACATCTAATCGACATGCGTAAGCGCGGCATCCATCCATCCTTAGCGTTTATCTACGACGAACCCTACCTACCCAACTGGGTTGAGGAGGAGCACTCACCTGAGATCACAATCTATGACGAGAAAGCCATAGATCGCCTCGACCTGCGGTTTTTGAAGGGGATGTATGTCTTTGCCTATCCCAAGACCAAAGAACGCGCTGTAGCCCTGTTTGAAGCCTTGCTGAAGGCTCAATGCGACTTCATGACCGTTACATGGCAAGGTGAGATACGACAAAAGCATTACTGGTCACGAATGTATGACGCCAGGACTGGCTACGACGAGACGGAGGTTGCAAATGAACTTAATTCCTGATGACGTAGATTTTGAGGCTTACCTCCAAGCCACCGAGATGCAGGCAAAGATTCACCCTGCCAAGTCCTACATCCAAGATCTGATCGCCGATCTTGAGGAACACAAAGACGGAAAGAAAGTCACCCTACCCTGGGCAAAGACCGAGCCTTTCTTTCACTTCAGGGATGGCGAGGTAACGATTTGGGCGGGGCAGAACGGACACGGCAAGTCAATGGTGACCTCCCAGGTGGCTCTCAGCCTCATCCAACAACAACAGAAGGTCTGTATCGCAAGCTTTGAGATGAAGCCTGTGACGACCATGAAGCGCATGGCTAGGCAGTTTATAGGCATGAATCCAACGTCCAAGGAGTTCATGAACCCTGAAGGTTTGGAGGCTCTCAAACAGCTTTACAACGAGTTTGGCGTGTGGTTAGACCAAGGCATGTGGTTCTATGACCAACAAGGCTCGGTGAAACCTGACACGGTTCTGGGCATGATCAAGTACTGCTTTGAGGAGTTGAAGATCAAGCACGTATTTGTGGACTCGCTGATGAAGTGCGTGATGGGGGAGGACGACTACAACGGGCAGAAGTACTTTATCGACAGGTGCTGTGGAATGGCTAGAGACTACGCAGGTCATATCCACGTCGTCCACCACCTGCGAAAGCCCAAGGATGAGTACGAGTTGCCTGACAAGCACGACAACAAGGGTTCAGGCTCAATTACTGACCAACCTGACAACATCATGCTCGTGTGGCGCAATAAAAAGAAAGAGGACGATCTGAAGTCTAAGGGGATACTTAGCGCCGCACAGTCTGACCCTGACGCCATGATCCTATGTCGCAAGCAAAGGAACGGGGAGGATGAGCCGACGTTTAACCTCTGGTACCACAAAGACTCTCAGCAGTACGTTGAGGAGCAGGGCAAAGACCCAATGAGATTTAGGACAGCATTTTGATGTGGTATCCTTAACTCGAAGTTAATCCATAGGAGTTGTAATTGAAATATTTAAGTGTATGTAGTGGTATTGAAGCGGCGACAGTTGCTTGGCATTCGCTGGGTTGGGAGGCGGCAGGATTTTGTGAGATTGAGAAATTCCCATCAGAAGTTTTAAAACATCATTATCCAACCGTCACTAATTTTGGTGACATGACTAAATACAAGGAGTGGAATCTTGGAACAATTGAGCTTTTGGTCGGAGGAACCCCGTGTCAGTCCTTCAGTGTCGCAGGACTCAGAAAAGGACTTGAAGATCCAAGAGGAAACCTCATGCTCACCTATTGTGGACTTCTTGATAAATTTAAGCCCAAATGGTTTGTCTGGGAAAACGTGCCAGGTGTCCTCAGTTCGGCGGGAGGACGGGACTTTGGTTCCTTCCTTGGGGCGGTGGCAGAACTCGGGTATGGGTGGGCCTACCGAGTCCTTGACGCTCAGTACTTCGGAGTGGCACAAAGACGCCGCCGTGTGTTTGTTGTCGGATGTCTTGGAGATTGGGAATCTGCCGCAAAGGTTCTTTTTGAGCCAGAGAGCTTGTCAGGGCATCCTGCGCCGAGCAGAAGCAAGAGGCAAGAAACTACCAGAGAATTTGTACCAAGCCTTGCTAACTGCCTCCAAACAACAGCCAACGATTACAGCAGAGCAGACGGCTTCAACATGATTGCATTTGAGAATAGCCGTAGAGATGGCGTTAGGTTATACGATGGAGTGAGCAATACTCTTCAAGCATTCATGGGAACTGGTGGTGGAAATAGTCCTATGGTTTCTTATTCACTGCAAGGTTCAGGCTCAACATCACAAAACGCAAATGGCTTAGGTATAAATGAAGACATATCATTTACTTTGAACAGAACAGATCAACATGGTGTTGCTCATAATTTGAATGATGAATCTAAAATAGGAGTATTTTTTGCAGGTCAAGGGGCTAAAGCTGGAAGCATTGCATATAGCCAACATGTTTCGCCTACATTGAAATCCAGTGATAGTGGAACAAATAGAACTCCAACCGCGCATATCAATATGGCCGTTCGCCGCCTAACTCCAGTTGAATGCGAAAGACTGCAAGGATTCCCTGATAATTACACCAACATCAAACCAAAAGGAAAAGATACGCCCGATGGTCCAAGATATAAAGCGCTCGGCAATTCAATGGCTGTACCCGTCATGGCTTGGATCGGCAAAAGAATACAGATGGTTGAAGATGAGAGTTGAACTACCCTTCCCACCAAAAGAACTGTTCCCCAACAGAATGCATGGTCACGCATGGGCTAAGCTTTACAAGCTGAAGGGCGAATGCCGAGATACAGGATTTTATTTAACCAAGCAGGAAAAAAGAAATTGGACTTGGAATGGTGGTAACATTAAGATCAAGTTAATGTATGTAATGCCAGACAAAAGATTGAGAGATATTGATAATTGCTTAGCCGCAAGTAAATCATTGCTTGATGGATTAGCTGATGCGTTACAGGTTAATGATCGTTTCTTTAAGCCCATAGAACTGAACTGGGAGTACGGAGACAAACCAGGAAAAATAATTGTGGAGATAGAACAAGATGATCAGTAAGTACACGGCGGGTAGCAAGATTCACCAGGCACTGGAGCGCATAAGAAAATCCAGCATTTCGTCCCAGGAGCTTAGAAAAGAAATCAACTATAGCGAATCAATACTCAGATTAGAAGAGTTTATTGTCACTCCGCTGATCTCTGACGGATTTGTAATCAGAACCAATGGGCATAGCTTTTTCCCTTTGCTGACCATCACGCCAAAGGGTGAGGAGAAGTATTTATCAATGGGGTTAGCCAAGCGCCGTGTAGCTAAGGTTGATCGAGTTGATAGGTTTGTCGGTACGTATGACGGGAAAGAGCTTAAAGCGTTTACTGGACGACCAGGCGCAATGGATCACATGAAGTGCCCAAGCCTGATGGCTGAGGGACTGGTATATAGGAGATTAAGATGACTATAAAAAAAAGTGAATGGCAAGAATTTAAATTAAAACATGAACATTTAAATTTAAATTATAAAAAAATTCAAAAAAAATCTCAACAAACATTTAGTGAAACAGAATTAATAGTTGAAAATTGTAGAGAAAGAGGAATTGACTATAAAGAAATTGCATATATTTTAAATTTTTCTTTATGGAAAGTTAAGGATATAGATAAAAGAGTGCAACGTAAAAGACAATGGTTTATGCGATATTTAGAAATGAATAGATATTTACAAGAGCCAGTAATTGTTAATTTAAATTTGATTTAAGAGAACAATAAATGAAAAATCTACCATCAAAGAATTTGTGTTTGCATATGGCACAGTATTACGGAAATATGAGAAATCAACTTGCAAATATATATTGTTTGGAATGGTTAGTGTGTTGGGCATTTTACGAGGATTATTTTGATGAATAAAAAAGAACGCTATGCTTTTGGATATATAAGTCCAGAATTAATCTTTGGAAAACCTGAAGACAACAAATATGTATCAACAAACAAAACATTTGTTCCAAAATATAGTTTTTTATATGACACAATAATTGCTGTTATATGTATATTTGGCGTTATTTTTACTTTTATTGAACTCTGTAATCATTTTGCGCCATCTGAAGAACAAATTGCTGAAATGCACAAGATGCAAGTCGTTCAAGAGTTCGATGGATGCAAGGTATATCGTTTTTATGATGGCAACTACCACTACGTAACCAGATGCGGATCAAAGGTCACAACCCAAAAGAGTTGGGATGAGTACTGTGGCAGAGCCTGTGTAAAACATAGAAAAGAAGAGCTAACAACGGAGAACAACGAATGAAAAAGCCAAAAGAGATTGACCCGCAGGAAGCCGTTGACTTTCTGATTGAGCAGAGCAAGCCCTACGCTAAAGCCAAGTCAGAGCGGATATACATGGAAGAGTTCCGTAAGACCCTTAAGGCTCAACTGATGATTGAGGCTGAGCGTATGGGGCATAAGACAGCCGTCACGCAAGAGAGGGAGGCATATAGCAGTCCTGAATACGAAGCCCATTTGCAGGCACTCAAAGAGGCTGTAGAGAACGAGGAACGGCTGAGGTGGATGATGATAGCGGCGCAGGAACGGATCGCTGTATGGAGGTCACAGGAGGCTTCTAATCGCAGTATTGACAAGGCTACGCTATGAACAGCAAGCTAACCAAGGCTGAGCGTGATTACCTGGGGATGATCAAGACTCTTCCCTGCGTAGTGTGTGAGCAGGCAGGACCCAGTGACGCTCACCATATCAAGCAAGGGCAGACATACACGTGTATTCCGCTGTGCAAGGACTGCCACCAGGGTAGTCACAACGGCATTCACGGTCGTCAGCACATGTGGAAGGTTAAAAAGATGGACGAATTGTTGGCACTAAACAACACGATTGCCAATTTAATGCAAGTATTTTTAAGAAATTAGGGTTTGTCCTAACATTTATTTTGTGTTTGGACGGTTTGATCATTAACTTTAAGTTAAGATACGCGTATCGGTTACCGATATTTAACTTCAAAAGGAAAACAAAATGACAAACGCAAACATCCCACTCTCCTCAGTAGACACACTCGGCGAATTACTCGCACGTATTGCAGAACTAACAGCCAAGGCTGACGCAATCAAAGACCAGATCAAAGACAATGCATCAGCAGGCGGAGATAAAGTTGTTGAAGGCACATTGTTCAAAGCCACATATACAGAAACAAACCGTAACACGGTTGACTACAAATCTTTATTGGCTGAACTCCAAGCTCCCGCTGAGTTGGTCGCCAAGCATACCAAGGTCACAGCAGTATTTGGCGTAAGAGTTACAGCACGGTAAACCAAAGCCCCTTCGGGGGCATACTAAGGAAATCAAAATGACTCAAATAATACAAAGAGCAATAGCTAAATCAAAAGCTAAACAACAACAACATAATGTTGGACAACTTATCACGACTCAAATATTTGGTCGCATGGTTACTGGCAAAATCATTGCAGTACATCCATTTGGAACTGTAGACATTGAATCACCTAGCGGGTGTTTTCGTGTGTCTGGATTGTCATTGCAAACCACTTATCTTGGATAACCAAATGACAACAGCATGGACTAAAGAAAACGTAGTAGTTATGCACAACGATTATGACAATACTTGGATTGTTAAGACAATTCCATTGACATATTTGCAAGCAATTAAATTTATAACCGCAAATCGTTGGAATCATTCAATGGATAAAGGTACGGTAAAAATCGTAACTTTAAATGAGTTAACTGAATTACAAGGAATTTAATCATGACACAAGACGAGATCAAACAACAAATTGCTGACATTGAACGACAACTGGATCCACTCGAGCAGTGGAAGGATGGCTACCAACAAGGGCTCAAGGCCGCAGTTGAATCTATCAACGAGATGACAGGTAACAACTTCAAAGACATAGTTGAGATTATTTTGCACTTGAGACGCAATGCTTAACACTTTAGTATCAATGCTATGTTTTGGCATAGTTGGTGTAATTTTCCTCCTGGTATGTGGACTCATAATCTACGTACTGGGAGATATATACGATGAGGAAGAAAATGGTCGCAAATGAACTGGCAATTGATGCGATGACGGATGAGGAGATTGAAAGGGCGTCTAAAAGGCACCAGATCTTCGCCAAACTGCGTAATTGCGATGAGTTGATAGATACCCTGCTTAAGCGTGATCGAGAGGCTCTGGACATGATTATGTGCGTTGAATGTGCCCACATAGGCAAGTCAGGGTATGGGTGGCAGTGCTCCAACGCCATCAAGGCTCAGGTAAGTACAAACCCTAAAGACCATGTGCCTAGGCAGTTCGTGTTCATGCTACAGCGATGCCCAGGCTTTAGGGAGCGCAAGTGAAGGTAATTAGCTTTTTGCTGACGGTTGTAATCTCCTCAGCCATAACGTCGGGGATTATCTGGTTTGTAGCACCCCATCAAGGGACGGTGATTTACCGCTGTGACTGGGCTGAGATTACGCCTGACTTACCGCTAGAGGTCAGGGCTGAGTGTCGTAAGCGTATATTGCATGGGAGTATCTAATGACTAAAGAAGTAATGAAACTAGCTCTTGAGGCGTTGAAAAATACAACTCCTTCTGGTTTTAATATGGAAACTGATAAAAGATTTTATTCAGCTATTGAAGCCCTAGAAGAAGCACTTAAGCAAGAGCAAGAGTACGAAGTATTGGCTGGAATTGGTAAAGGTGTAGAAATTCCTTTTGGTTTGAAATACTATTACATTGAACCAAAATTACCATTACAACAAAAGCAAGAGGAAGATGAGCCTGTGGCGTGGTTAAACAAATCACGAAATTTACTTTCATGGGACAAAGTTTATGAGGATATGGATGCTCTCTATACTCACCCCAAAGAATGGGTAGGGTTAACTAATGAGCAAATTGTTGATTTGGTAATAAAAAACGCAGGTTTTCCAACTAAATTAGCAAAAGCAATAGAAGCTAAATTAAAGGAGAAAAACACATGAAGGAAATAGCAATGATTGGCGGGGTGTTTGAGACGGAAGAAGGAGCAAAAGGATTTCAGAATTTGCTCGGAGATGACTCAGTCGTGGTAAAATTCTATATGCCAAACGCAATGCGACCAGTCCTGTACTGGGTGGCAAATCAACAGTTGGTAGATAACCTCAAGGAGACACTTGATGCGTGACTTTCTATTTAATCTAGCCCTCACAGTACTGCCCATCATGGCAATACTAATCATCGCGGACTTCATTCTCTGCGCTATCACTGGATACGACTATGACTGAAGTTTGGGTATTTGTGTTTGGTATGTTGGTCGGGGTAGCTCTTTGGAACTTAGCTATTATTACTTACAGAGAATTGTATGCCCGTAGAGAAAATCAGGACGTTCCTCGGCAGACACTTAGAGCGGGGAGTAACCAAAGTAACTGAGGGCGTGATCTACAGATGTACAGACTGTGGACAGAGTTGGGATAAGGAGCAGGCGCACAAGTGCCTGACAACAAGTATGAGGATTGGGGAGGAGCCTGTGCACAAGGTGACAATGATCTAGTCTTCATTCTTGTTGGTGTGGCGAAAGCCTGAGACTGGTAACCTGCGTTAATGTTCAAGGCAGGACACCAACAGCTAACAAGTATGAGGATTGAAGCGATGCGTAGCTGTCGGACGCGTTCCGTCTTTAAGTGCAGTCCTCATTCTTGTTGGTGTCGAAAGACGATTAGCTCGTGGTGCGATTCCACAGTCTCTAGCCTACAGTTAGCTTTCGGGTGCAAGCCCCGTGGAGGTTAGAACCAACAACCATAACTAGGAGTTAATGATGGCAACAAAGAAAACAACAGCCACAAAGAAGTTAATGGACGAGCCACAAAAGACTGAGGCTGACTTCGAGAAGATGAATGACTATTTGGACTACGTAGCGGCAAGGATGAAGTACTTGGACAACCAGGTAAGGGCGCTGAAGCTAGAGAACGATCAGCACAAAGCCACCATAAGGCGCATGGATAGACGAATCCAGAACGCCTGATATACAATAGTACTCATCAAGGTTCGACATTGGAATAATATGGATAACGCAACCGAAAAGCCCAAAAACAAGGTTGGAGCGCCTACAACATACACCCCTCAAATAGCCGCTGAGCTATGTACGCTCATAAGCAATGGGATGAGTATCAGACAGATACTGAAGGCAGATGAGAAGACTAAACGCTTCCCTGCCCAGAGTACGATCTATGAATGGTTGATTGTTCACCCAGAGTTTGCGGAGCAATACGCTCGGGCACGTGAGGAACAGGCTGACACCATCGCTGATGAGATCATCCAAATAGCTGACGAAACCCCCGATACAGAGCCAGTGATTGACCGTAGGACTGGGGAGCTAATCAGGATGGAGCTAAGCAACTCCTACATCCAGTGGCAAAGAAACCGCATAGACGCTAGGAAGTGGACTGCTATGAAGCTCAAGCCTAAGAAGTATGGGGACAGGACAACCATCGCAGGCGACAAGGAGAACCCAGTTCATACCGAGACTGTCATTACAGCCAAGGGCGCAATGGATACAGTGGTTGAACATTTAATGCTAAAAAAACAGGCATTGAATGCAGGATCTTAATGAGGTCATAGAGATACTGACCGACCCAGAGGTCAAGGCTCACTTTGCTGTACTACCCCCAGAGGAACAACTCGCCTACGCCGCGAGGATCAAGTGGCTGTCAATAGCCCACGCTCACCAGGTGCCTGCAAGTTGGGACTGGTCAATCGCTTTGGTGCTCGGTGGACGGGGAGCGGGTAAGACCAGACTGGCGGCAGAGTGGCTGTGGTGGCAGGCATGGAGTAAACCCAAGACCAGATGGTTGGTCGGCGCCCCAACGCACTCTGACCTCAAGGATGTGTGCTTTATGGGTGACTCAGGGCTAATCAACGTGATGCCCCAGGTTCTCATTAAGAAGCACCTGAAGGACGACAACGAGATCACCCTGATCAATGGCTCAATCATCAAGGGCATCCCTGCTTCAGAGCCTGAGCGCTTCAGGGGACCGCAGTTCCACGGTGGATGGCTCGATGAATTGGCGGCGTGGGATTACCTCCAAGAAGCTTGGGATCTGCTGAGCTTCTCTATCCGACTGGGTGACAAGACCCAGCTTATCTGTACGACCACACCGAAGCCCAAGGATCTAATCGTTGACCTGGTAGGCAGGAACGGGCAGGACGTGGCGCTGACGACCGCATCCACCTACGCCAACATTGACAACCTATCGGCAAACTTCCGTAAGCAGATTGAGCAGTATGACCCTGAGTCGGCGCTGTACCGTCAGGAGGTGTTGGCTGAGATTTTAGATCCTGAGTTGACGGGTATTGTGAAGCGCAAATGGTTCAAGCTCTATCCTGCTTACAACTCGCAGGGTGAGCCAATGCCCCTGCCCAAGTTTGAATTTATCCTACAAAGCTACGACTGTGCGTTCACTGAGAAGGCGCACAACGACCCAACAGCGTGTATCACTTTTGGTGTATTCAAGCCGATGGATGGTCCGATGTCAGTGCTCGTGTTGGACGCCTGGCAAGACCGCCTGCAATACCCTGACCTCAAGCCCAAGGTGATGGATGAGTTTGAGACGGTGTACGGTGAGGGCAAGGACAAGAAGCGGGTAGAGATGATTCTGGTGGAGGACAAAGCCGCAGGTATTAGTTTGATCCAGGACTTGCAAAGGGCACAGTTACCAGTACAGAGCTACAACCCAGGAAGGGCTGACAAGGTTCAGCGGTTATCAATTGTCGCCAATATCATACGCGCAGGCAGAGTCTGGGTGCCAGAGTCAAGCATGAACAAAGGGTACGTGAGGGACTGGGCAGAGGGAGCGATAAGCCAGATCTGTGCGTTTCCTGATGCGACCCATGACGACTATGTGGACGCCATGACGCAGGCTCTGAGGTGGCTGAGGGACGCAGGGTTCCTGAACATTGACCCCGCACCAAGGGAAGACTACGACGAAGAGGACTACATTGACGCCAACCCACAACCGAGGGTGAATCCCTACGCCGTATGATAGTTACACCTGAATGGATTGAATCGGTGAAGGATGAGAAGGGTCTGACCAAGGGACAGATCTACCTGTTGGACAGATGGCTCGGCGACAAGTGGGAGGGAGAGTTGGACGACTTTGTTGCCAAGACCATTGAGAGTTGCAAGGGATACCGAGGAATACCTCCGCGCGTACTTCACCTGAAAGGATGGTTACATCATGTTGTATGATCCACACGGGGTGGTGGTACGGGTTAGCGCCGTGCTGAGATTTGTACAGACGACCACTGCTTTATGTGAGCCACCCCAACCAAAGGACAATCATGTTTGACATCATCAAAGACCTGCTGATCAACAATTACCAGGTTGATCCCATTTTGGTTGCTGAGGACTCTAGAGTATCTGAGCTTGGACTGGACTCGCTTGGGTTTGTGGAGTTGCTGTTTGATGTGGAGGACAAGATAGGTAAGAAGATACCTGAATCGCTGATCAAACCAGAGCACGTTGACCTGACACTGGGTGAGCTATGCACATTGCTTCAGACACTGTAGCAAGGGTACACTTGAGGGCAATATCTACCATGAGGCACACCTATGGCTGACGAATTAAAAGCATCCCCACGTAATCCATACTTAGGCGCCTTATCGGACGCTATGGGGTATGTCGCCAATCCTACATTTCAAGGTCAACCAGTTAGAGTTAGACACAATGTGTTAACTGATGTATTGCCACTTGAGTCTGGCTCAAATTTATTGAACCGTTTGTCTTATGGTGAACCATTAACTACTGGCGCAGGCGGTATTGGTGGAACAAGCAGACCAGTACCAGAGGCTGTGGATATGGCATTAGATTTACAACCCTTTGCAGGTGATATAGCTAGAGGAGTTGGTAAGGCGGGAAAGTTTGCAGGCAAGGAGTTAGCCAGAGCCATTAACGAAGCACATTTATACGGCACTGGACCATTGGCAGGTATCACGCCTCAAGTACAGCATGTGGTTCAGCCAAGCAAACTGGTGTCTGCTGTGGATAAGACAGCGGCTGAGTTGCCAAGGGCTAAAGGCACGGGCAAGGAGTTCATGACCGAGCTTACCAAGAAGCCTGGCGTCAAGAAAGCTGAGTTGGCTGACAGGAATCTGCACGAGATCAATGATCTGCCCAAGATGACTAAGGAGCAGTTTCAGGCTGAGCTTGATAAGCGCCCCAAGCCACAGATCACCAAAAAGATACTGCAAAAGCACCCTGATACGGAACAGTACTACACCATGCCAGAAGATGATGAGGGCATGAGCGATAGGCACTACGTCATGGATGCCAACCACGAGTCGGTGACCAGATACCCATTTGATACCTTGGCTGATGCTGAGGATCACATCCGTAAACTGCAAGACGAAAGCTCAAACGTAAAGTACGAGGACTACAAGCTACCTGGTGGCAATAACTACCAAGAGCATCTGTATCAACTAAATAACAGACCAAATTTGAGCCTTGTTGAGCGCGATGGTAGATATCACGTAGTTGATAAGGACGGCAACAGCCTTGCCAATTACTCTGGACCAACAGCGGCAAATGACAGATTAAAGGAATTGGAGCAACAGCAAGGCGTATACAAGTCGTCTCACTGGGATGAGCCAAACGTCCTAGCCCATGCTCGAACAGTTGACCGCATGACGCCTGAAGGCAAGAAGATCCTCCATATTGAGGAGATGCAGTCTGACTGGCACCAAGCGGGTCGTGAACATGGTTATCGTCAAAACTTGAAAGAATTGCCAGAGGGATATAAACTCGTAGAAAATAAAAATCCTTCTGGACCAGGTGCTTATTACATATTGAATAAAGAAGGAAATATTTTTGCATCAGGGTTAAATCCTGAGACTGCAAATAAAAACGCACTTGAAAATTTAAATAATGGTACAAGAGTGCCAGATGCCCCATTCAAAAAGAATTGGGAGGAGATGGTCAGCAAGGACTTGGTCAAACACGCTATTGACAATGGGTATGATGGCATAGCGTTGACGCCTGGTACTGAGCAGGCAGATAGATACAACTTAGCTAAACATATTGATGAAATAGTTTATATACCTAGTAATAAAGTAGTTGCAGGAAAACAATACGGCGATGTGGTATTTACTAAAAATGTAAATCATCCAGATGAGTTGCCAACACTCATGGGTAAAGACATTGCCAAAAAAATATTAGCATCTCCAATTGATGAAAATGGGATTCATAGTATTGGTGGTGAAAATTTAGTTGTTGGTGGAGAAGGCATGAAGTCGGCTTACGACAATCGCATCCCCAATATCTTCAACAATATTGGGAAACCATACGGCGCTGAGATGCAATTAAATGGTATGTCAGTGCTGAACCCCAAGAGTAGCAACCTATCCATCTCCGATATGCTAAGGCAAACCAACACGCCTGAGCAGACATGGTTAGACATGCCTTTTGAGCACAAAGAGCAAATGATGGATGACTTTGCTACTGCTCAAACCAACAACAAAACACCACTTCACTACATGGAATTCACGCCAGAGATGAAGCAAAACATAAGGACAGACAGCCTGCCTGCTTATGCTGACGGTGGACAAGTGGAGCACCCAGGATTCCTCAACCCATCACTGAAGCTTGCTAACGGGCAGGTGACGCTTGATCCATTGGAGTTCATGCCAAACTACGATGTGGGCGGCGTTGTAAAGTCTTTAGTTACGCCAAACAACATTAGCAGAATGACTGATATACCTTACCTTGGTGAAGGCGTTCAAGCGGCTAAGGAAGGCAAATACGGCGATGCAATAGGATCGGTTGTAAATACATTTATGCCAACTGGAGCGGCTTTGGCTACCTACTCGCCTGAGCTAAATCCAAACGAGGCTTCTGACTTAAGCAAGACGCAATATGTTCAAGGTCATCATGGAAGACAGCAAAGGACTTGGTCCAATGGAATGGCTACAGGAGGCAAAGTGAAGCACAACGTACATGTATCAGATGACCTGGATATGATGCGTCATGAAATAATGACTCAACCCGTACATAGGTTTAAAGATGGTGGTCAAGAGGGTGAAGACTTAAGCAAGCCTGCATTTGTATACCCCACAGTTGTTAGAAAGCCAACAGCGCCTCGTGGTGATGTCAATACATTGCCCGACCCTAAGACTTATGCCGCAGTATCTGGATTCCTTGGAACCCCTCCTGATGAGCAAGGATTTAGTGTTTTGCACCCAGACTTAAAAGGAATTAAAACAGCGGGAGACATTGGATATGCAACAGGTCTTGGAGCAAATGTATTGCCTTTAGTCGGTGGAGCACTAAAGCTTGCAGGAGAAGGCGCTAATGCTCGTTTACTTAGCGGTAAATCATTAATGCCAGGCATGTTAGCCGAGCCAAAGTCTGTATTGTTTGCTAAAGAACCAAAGATTCCTGAAGGTTTACGCCCTTCTGAACAAGATGCTTTTAGAAGCGCTTATGAAAGTATTCAAGAAAATGGTGGTGTTGAAAGAGATTCTGATCTTTTAAAAGCTGAGACAAAGGGAGAGGAAGATATTGCCAGATCAATGCTTCAAAATCCCGTTTACAAAGCCCTTGGCAAAATACCTCAAGAAGATATTGATAATGCTGTATCAATGCGTAAAGCATACAGAGCAGAACCTAAAACAACGCCTGGATCAAAAGCTCCTGAGAGTGAATGGGTAGATTGGGGTAAAAAATATGGTGTTGACATGAGCGTCAGCCCTGATGTTCATCTTGGCATTAAAGATCCAACCACAGGTCGTGACGTTGTAATACCTGGTGGACTTGAAGGTAAATTTACAATTCCTGATTTATTTAAAATTAAAGCAAACAACATTGATCCTAACGCTTTACCAAAAGATGTTCACGATCAATTGATGCAAAAGTTTATTAGAACGCACAAGATTGATAATCCAGATCAAGTGGATATGTTCAATCGTCTGAATTTTGCTTTGTTGTCTCCCAATGCCGCTTTGACACCAAATGAATTTTTAGCTCAACGCGCTAGATTAGTCAACATGAAAGAATTGGAAGCACTTGCAGGAAGAGTGGATGAAATTGGTTTGGGAAAGACTGCTGATAAACAACTTGGCGTTGGATCTGCTCAGCGTGGAGGCATGGGAGTTAAAGGTACTGCTGATTTAGAGAATCAAGCCAAACTTGCAAAGGTTATTCTTGAAAAGCCTGAGATGTTCCAAATACAACCAGGCGAGACAATGAGAGACGTCACAATGCGTGTGATGAATCAAATACCTGGTCTTGGACCTAAGACTGCTTCGCTTGGAACACCTTGGCTAAATCTTGAAAAAGCAAATACTTCTGCTGTTGACCTGCATATGATTCGACATTCATTCAAGAGACTACTTGATGATCCAGAAGTAGGAGATGCGTTCAAAGAACGTATGGCAAGTCTATTAAAAACCAAACCAACTACTGAAGCTATTCTTGCAAAAGACCCCAAAGAAGTTGAAAAGACAGCGATTGGAGTGATTGGAGGAACATCTAAGCAGAAGATGTATCGACTTAAAACTGGTGAGTTAAATGACATACCAAGTGTTGCAACTCCAGAAAAGCTACATCATGAGCCAAGTGTTTTCCAAGAGTTTAATCCCTTCTATAACAAAGTCGTTGATTATGTTGACGAGTCAAGGGGGCAAAATCCAATACTAGAGCTATTCCCTGAGCAGTGGCGTAAGTGGGATATGTATCGTCAGCGTATAGAGCCGCATGAATTTGCACATCCTGACTTTAGGAAGTTGCCAAGACAGTCATGGAGTGAAATGGCTGAATCTTTACAGAATCATAAGGACGCAGGATATACAGGAACTAAACCCGTTATGAAGCAAACTGATTGGCGTGATCTTTATTATGGTCATGCAACTCCAGAAGGAATGGGTGCTTTATTGGGTGCAAGTGGAGCGGGTGCCGCAGGACTTGCCGCATACAAATATCTTGATCAAAAGAAAAAAGGTGGCAAAGTATCTATATCTGATGATTTAGACATGATGCGCCACGAACTAAAGACTAGAGGATAAATATGGCAACACAGATGCCCATTGAGCAGGACTACAACCGTCACATTGATGGTATGCAAATGATTGAGAACGAAGATGGCTCAGTCGATTTTGAGAT